CAACCAGCGAAGGAGTACAAAAGCGAAATGCCTTTACCGCCTTTGCCGCATCTCGCATCGAGGGCCTTGAAGTCTCTTTGAATCACGCCCGCGAGATTGCAGTCCGGGAAGAACTAGACGCCGCATTCGTCGCTTGACGAGCTTATTTCCGGGCGTATTTCTGCCCGCGGGGAGACCGACTGCGTGGCTGAGGATGCAGCCCGAATCGAACCCGTCTCTCAATCCTTTCGCCCCTGCAAACCTGCAAAAACAGGAAAAATTCAAAAATCAGGTAAGGCGAAGGCCGGGCCTTGCCAAAGATACAGGATTTCAACAGGTTGGCCAGCGTCTTCCTACTTCAGGGAGCAGGGGAACAGCAGGGCAGGAGCAGGGCAAGAGCAGGCAAGAGCAGGCAAGAGCAGGGCCAAGCGACCACGGATGGTGCCATCAGGCATCCGTTTGCTTTGTGGCATCTTGCGCAACGTCAAGACAGGTGCGCCTTCACGAGCTCTTGCCTGAGCGCGCTTTGGATAAAGTGCTAGCGGTACGATCTTCGGTTACGAATTCCTGGGCGCCGATTTCCTTCACCGATGCGAACGCAGGAGGCGGTCTAAATCGGCGCGATGGGATCGGTTATTTTCTTTGCTGCTAGATTTGCTATAATTCCTAATGGGCAGCTGAGTCGTGCCTAGTAGGCGTAAATGAGGAGTGCGCTGGAAATAACAAGCAAAAAGACCGGCCAGAACCGGTTCAAAAGCGGCCTGCAATGGGCGCGCCCGCGACGCGGCGGGTAAAAGTCCAATCAAAAGCGCGGGTAGCCGATTTTGCAGAAGCTCTCGGCCGGCGATAGCTGGCTTTCAATGTGGCCTGGGATGACCCCGCCCGCAGTCGGGTGGAATCACGCCCAAAAATCGCAAGGTAATGCGGCCAGCGCACACGCGCGCGGTGCGCGGGAGGAATTCATGATCGAGATCTCCTGGATTGGGATCGATAAGCGAACCCGCGTAACGCACGCACCCATTCGCGCAAGCAAATCCGCCAAATTGGACGACACGGGCAATTCATTATGACTTCCAACCCGTCATCGAATGGCAAGAACCGCGCGTCGCAGCCCGGTTTATCTGGCGGTACTGGGCTGTCCCCGGTCTTTGCTCCTCAGGAGCTGCTGGATGACGACAGCGAGGGTCCCGAATAGGCGCGCCATGAATGAAAATGAAGTAATGAGGCAAGGCGGGTCAGGCGAGAGCAATGGATCAGGTGCGGCTCCCGTTTCGCCGCACCTTGCGCCCGCGAGGGCATCTGAAAATACCGGCCATGACGAGAAGATGAAGCCCGAGCAGCTGGTACATCCCGATGTGGCCTCGCAAGCACTGGGGCAAGACCTCTCCGCATTGAGCGAATGTAGTTCCAGCTGCCCGTCGGCTACGAACAGTGGGGGCTCGCCGGCACCCGCGAACTGTAGCGAATACAAAGTGGGCCGGGATCGTCTGCCGAACGGGCGGTGGCCAGCAGGTGTCAGCGGCAACCCGCAAGGGCGGAAACCGAAGAACCCGTCCAACGACTTGGAGCAGCCGAGCACGCTTGAGCAGGCACTCGAGCAAGAGATCAAGATCAAGCACGGTGGAAAGCGACGTGTCATTACTAGGCGGACCGCGCTGCGCGAGCAAATGATTAACCAGGCGATCACAGGCGATCATCGCGCCCGGCGTGACCTAATGGCATACGCTGAGAAACGTGGCATTGATTTGCTTGCCGGCCAGTACAAGGCAATTCAGGAAGGTGTGGCAGAGGCAGCGAGGTCCTCATCTGCTTTGACGCTGAGCGAGGCGGTGCTTGAGCGCCTTAGTACTTCGGCCTTGAACGAGCTCCGCAAAGCGGTGGAGGAGGTTGAGGCCGAAAAGAACAATTTGAAAAAGATGCATTGAATTTGGCTGCGGCTTCACCATTGCGCATTCCAACCCCGCTGCTCCCGATCGGCCCAGGAACGGCGCAGAGCGCAGGCGAGCCGGCCGGCGCGATGCTCGCTAGCAGGCCACGACAATTCCGAGAGGAGGACAATCAATGGCGCTCAACGAGATTGAAAAGCCGGAGCCGCTGAGTCGGCTGCAATTCCATTGCCGGCGCCGAGAAACCGAAAACAACCTGCTCGAGTTCACAAAGGACGGTTGGAACGTGATCGAGCCCGGTCTGCTGGGCATCAACTGGCACATCGAATGCCTCTGCGAGCATCTCGAGGCGGTGGCGCATCAGCAGTGCTTGCGGCTGCTGGTCAACCTGCCGCCGCGCCATATGAAATCGTCCGTGGCCAATGTGTTCTTCCCGGCTTGGGTGTGGGCAAACCCTCGCCGCAAGGATGCAACTGGCGCGCCGACCAACGAGGAGGGGTGGTTCGGGCCGGGGGTAAAGTTCTTGCATGTCACCTATCGGCAAGACTTGACCACGCGCGACAGCATCAAATGCCGGCGCTTGATCGAATCTCCGTGGTATCAGGCGAACTGGGGCCGCCGCTTCGCGCTGTTGCCAGATCAAAACCAAAAGACGCACTTCGGGAACGACAAAGGCGGCTATCGCTTCTGCGGCACGATGACCTCGGTCACCGGCTGGGGCGCCAACATCATTATCTACGACGATCCGCATGACGTCTTGCAAGTCGAGAGCAGCGTGCGGCGGGAAGAGGTCATCCGCTTCTGGTCGGAGCAATTGCAAAATCGGCTCAACCCGGAAGGCCCAGGCGCGATTATTATAATCATGCAGCGCACGCACGCGCGCGATTTGTCCGGCTACATCATCGCCAACGAATTCGGCGCCGAGTTGTGCGATGTCAGCGACCCCGAGTGGCAGTATCGTTGGCGGCACATTTGTTTGCCGGCGCGGTTCGAGAAGGATCATCCGCATCCGCTGCGCACCGACATCTATCGCATCGGTACACGCAAGCCTTGGAAGGATAATCGCCAAGAAGGCGAAGCCTTGTGGCCGAAGATGTTTCCGCTTGAGGAGCTCGATCGGCGCGAGGCGTCGATGTCGGAATATGCGATCGCCGGTCAGTACCAGCAGCGGCCGATGGCGCGCCAAGGCGGCATGTTCAAGCGCGCGTGGTTTGAAGGAAAATTCGTGGAGTCAGTCGATATCCCGCCGGGGACCAAATGGGTCCGGCACTGGGATCTTGCCTCCTCCACCGCTGCAGAAGCCAGCTACACCGTTGGGCTCAGGCTCGGACGGATGCCGGATGGCCGTTTTGTGATCGGCGACGTCGTCCGCGTCCAGGCGGAAGGTCCCGAGGTGCGACAACTAATCAAAACCACTGCCGAGCAGGACGGGCGGCACTGCGAGATCAGTCTGCCGAGAGATCCCGGACAAGCTGGAAAGGTACAGGCAACCGATCTCGTAAGAATGCTGGCGGGCTGGAACGTGCACGCGGAGGCGGAAACCGGTGAAAAGGCAACTCGGGCTGAACCAGTGGCGGCACAGGCCTACCACGGCAATTTGCTAATCAAGCGCGCGAACTGGAACGATGCCCTTGTCGAGGAGCTCTGCCTATTCCCAGCAGCTGCGCACGACGACCAGGTCGATGCGCTGTCGGGAGCGTTCGCGCGCTTGTTGATGCCAGAGGGCGAGTTTTCGGTCGGCTGGGTGAGAGGGCTTTGGTGATAGGTCCCATTGTTTGTGGTGGCCGGGCGCGAAGGCTATCGGAGGATGGAAGCCTCGGCGCCCTCGCCACGCCGATCGACACAACTGAACAACGAGTTCCATGCCAACCCGCTCCATGCGGCGGCAGAACCAACCTGTATTGAGAGGAGAGACTGCGATGAAGATTGAATATTCACTTGTCCGGGAATTGCGACCGTACCCAAACAATGCACGGACGCATTCGAAGCGTCAGATCCGGCAGATCGCGAACAGCATCAAGAAGTTCGGATTCTGCAACCCGGTCTTGGTTGACGATGAAAAGCAAATCATCGCCGGTCACGGCCGCGTGGAAGCCGCCAAGCTCCTCGGCATCGACGCGGTGCCCACCTGCCGGCTATCGCATTTCAGCGACGCCGACAAGCGCGCCTACATCCTGGCCGACAACAGGCTCGCCGAGAAGGCCGGGTGGGACAAGGAGCTGCTGGCGATCGAGCTGCAGGGCCTGCTTGACCTCGACTTTGAAGTCGAATTGACCGGGTTCGAGATGCCAGAAATCGATCTCCTCCTGGAGGATGCGCGCGAGGCGAACGGGGCATCAAGCGGACCGGAAGATCGTGTGCCGCAATATCCATCCGGTCCAGTCGTCACCCAGGTCGGAGACCTGTGGGTGCTGGGGAACCACCGTTTGCTGTGCGCAGACGCCCGCGACCAGGCCACCTACGAGAGCCTGCTCGAAGGCGCCAAGGCGGAATTCATCTTCGCGGATCCCCCGTACAACGTGGCGATTGACGGCAACGTCTGCGGCCTCGGTCGGGTTCGCCATCGCGATTTTGCCATGGGCTGCGGCGAGATGAGCGAGGTCGAGTTCACGACATTCCTGCAAGCGGTGTTTGAGCGTCTCGCTGCGAACACGATCGACGGCTCGATCCATCAGATCTGCATGGACTGGCGGCACATGTGGGAGATGCTGGCCGCCGGCCGCAAGGTCTACAGCGAACTCAAGAACCTCTGTGTCTGGAACAAGAGCAATGCCGGCATGGGCTCGTTCTATCGCTCCAAGCATGAGTTGGTGTTCGTGTGGAAGTCGGGGACTGCCGCGCACATCAACAATTTCGAGCTCGGCCAGCATGGTCGCAGTCGGACTAACGTCTGGGACTATGCCGGGATCAGCTCACTGCGCGCCGGACGATTGGAAGACTTGGCTATGCATCCAACGGTCAAGCCGGTGGCATTGGTGGCGGACGCGATCAAGGATTGCTCACGCCGTGGCGGCCTTGTGCTGGATCCCTTCTGCGGCAGTGGCACCATCTTGGTCGCGGCCGAGCGAACTGGTCGCAAGGCGCGGGCGCTCGAGATCGATCCGGCCTACGTCGACGTCGGGGTGCGGCGCTGGCAGACCTACAGCGGGAAGGCTGCCGTCCTTGCCGCCTCAGGTGACACCTTCGAGGTCACCGAGGAGCAGCGTGCCGCTAAGCCGGCCGCGGCCTGATCAAGTTAGGCCGAGAGCGGTCCCACCTGCCTGCACGGCGCCCGTGACTTCTATTGTAAGATCCAGGACGACGCCGAATGGGGGCCTTAGGTCAGAATCGATCCCGAAGTCCCTACTCGGCGCTCTTGCTCGGCCCAGCAATAGGGCAACGCGCGGGCGAGCTTTGTAAGGGTGAGATCGGCCGGCGCGGTGCCGTCGAGCAGCGCCGACACAACCCGGGGTGAGAGGAAGGCAAGCGGCGCCAACAGCCGGATGTGCCGCTCGACCTTTCCTTCCCGGCGCGCGATCGCGGCGAAACTCGCCACCCGGCCCTGCGTCAAATCGTCGATCCAGTTGCGAGCGTTGGCGATCGCAATGAGGATGGCCTCGCGGCGATCGGGTTTGATCGGCGTGTTATGTGCGGGCACATGGACGATGCCCCTAACAGCGGCCGGCGCCGGACTGGTCCAGGGAACGGCAATCTCGCTCGCAAAGAGATGCCCGGATGAGTTGTTTGCACCATCGTGGGCTGGCGCTGTCTCGAGCATCTGGCGCAACCGAAGCTCCATATGGTTCGGGGTCAAGGTCACACGCTCAAGATGGTGCTCGACAAGGTCGCGATCACTGTCAGGCAGCTGCTGTCCGGCGCCGCTCGCGTTGAGGTGACTGCGCAGCGCCGTAAGAACAAGCGCCTCAAGCTCGGCGGCGGGAACGCGGCCGACCGATCTGGGCGCCGGAGGCTTCCTGTGCAGCACGGGTTGTGAGACGTAATAGCGGTAGCGTGCGCCGCCCTTGTTTGCGTGGGTCGGACTCATGCGGTTGCCGGCAGCGTCAAAAATGCGGCCCCTCAGAAGCGCGGGCGAGCCCCGCAGCCGGCAGCGCCGCGCCACCGCCTGCTCGGCAAGTTTGCCCTGCACCGCCGCAAACAGCGCGGAATCGAGAATGGGCTCGTGCTCACCGCGGTGAACCTCGCCACGGTAGACCACCTCGCCAATATAGAAACGGTTCTTGAGGAGATACGCGAGCGCGCCCACGCCGAACCGGCCCCCGCCGACGGTGCGCCCGTCCGACAACCGCCGTGGCTTGCTGCGGATGCCCCGATGATCAAGGTCCTGCGCCAAAGCGCGCACCGAGCCAAGCTCCAGATAGCGCCCAAAGATGATGCGAACCGCCTCCGCCTCGGCTTCGACCACGAGGATCTTCTTGTCCACCGCCGCATAGCCGAGCGGGACCGGGCCGCCGACCCAAATGCCCTTGCGCTTGGAGGCCGCGATCTTGTCGCGCACCCGCTCCCCGATCACCTCCCGTTCGAACTGGGCAAAGGACAAGAGCACATTGAGCGTCAGCCGCCCCATGCTGGAGCTGGTATTGAAGGATTGGGTGACCGACACGAACGAAACGCCGTGGGTATCGAACAGCTCGATGAGCTTGGCAAAATCCGCAAGCGAACGGGTCAGCCGGTCGACCTTGTAAACCAGCACGATGTCGATCTTGCCGGAGCGGACATCGGCTAAGAGCTACTGCAGCGCAGGACGGTCGAGAGAAGCGCCGGAGAAGGCGCCATCATCGTAGCGGCCGGGGATCAGACGCCAGCCCTCGTGCGCTTGACTCCTTATATATGCCTCACAGGCCTCGCGCTGCGCGTCGAGCGAGTTGAAGGCAAGCTCTAGATTGTACTCGGTCGACTTGCGCGTATAGACGGCGCAGCACGCGAGCTTGCCAGCGGGCCCGTTCATGCTACCGAGATTCCCTACGCAGAGAGCACGGGATCATCGCCAGGACCGGGCGTGTGGACGGGCCATAGCATAGAGCCTGCGCGCAGGCGCCGGTGGCGCGCCGCGAGAGTGCGCAGCAGGACAGAGACCTTGCAATCCGAAAAGATCGCTCTCACGGACCCGCCCGCTCCACGAAATCGCGCACCGCAGGGGACCGCTCATGGTCCAACACGACGGCACAGCTAAGAACCTTGCGCGCGACTTCTGCGCTGACGTCACGCGCGCAGCTTTCGGCCGTGTCGAAGGCCACCACGCGCAAGGGATGTCGATATCGGATAGACAGCAGATCGGAGATGAGGATCTGCAGATCAGCTGCGCAATCCAGTACCAGATA